CGCTGAGGTAGGCAACCACCTTGCCGCCTTTTGGCAGGTAGGGCGCAAGGGTTTCGGCCCGCTTGCCATACAGGGCGGCTTCTACCCACTGGGTTTGCCGGTTGCCGTCTGCGTCTTTTTTGCCGTAGCTGAAGGCCAGTGCGATGTTGGCCACTGCGTCACCTTGGGGCATGTAGCGAAGCTCTACGGTGCGGCCTATGCGGGCCAGTCCACTTGCTTTCATGCTGGGGCCAACTCCGCATTGCGTTCGTTAAAAAGTGCGTCCAGCTTGCTTGCCTGCTTCTTGTCGTGCACCGCGCCGATCAGGTCGGCTGCCATGTACAGTTCATCCTGCGTCTTGGCCGCGCGCAGCTTGGCAAACACGTCGTCATAACCAAAGGTTGGCGCTTGTTCGGCTTGCGGGGCCGATATGGCTGCGGGCGGCACCTGGGTGATTTCGCCCGTGTCCTGGTCAACGTCGCCGCCCGCAAAAGGCGCATCGTCTGGCAGCACATTGAACTCGCCGTCAATCGTGTCCAGGTGCTGGTCTTTGCCGCTTTCGGCCATGCCGTCCAGCGCCGTGGCGGTCTGGAATTCGATGGACAGCGGCAGGTATTTGGCCAGTCGGCGGATCACCGTCTTGCGGCCCATTTCAACAAAATGCTCCTGCCACACTTTGGACGGGAATTTATTCTTTTTATCCGCTGCGGCCTGAATGGCCTGCACCTGGTGGCGGCTCATGAATTCGAAGCAGTGACCGCCGTCCTTGAGTTTCGCAACCGCATAAAAGCCGATCACTTCTCCGCGTTCGCCCATGGCCGGGGTGTGCTCCAGCTTTTCATCGAGGCCATACACCAGGGTGAATTTGTCGTTTTCGCAGACCTCATGCGCGGCAATGCTCACAATCTGCCCGCTGCGTCGCGCCAGATCAATCAGACCTTTGTATCCAATAATCACTTGCACGCTGTTGACCCAGCGCTCGACGCCGTTGGCGTCCTTGCGCTTGGTGTTGAAGGGCACCAGGTAGGCATGGCCCAACACCGTGTTGGGCTCCAGCCCCATCTGGGCGCATTGGCCGATGGCACCCACCAGGCTGGCCACGTCGCACTTGGCAAGGGCCGGGGTGGTGGTGGCTGCAATCTGCGCCACTTTGAGCAGCCGATCAGCATTCAAATGCTTTGGCAGCATCTTGGCGATTTCGGCCTTTTTCTGGTTCAGCAGGTAGCTGATTTGCTCCTTGGGCCGCATGGATGCCAATGGGCGCGCTGCAGGCTCGGCTTGGGGGATTGTGGTGGTCATGGTGGTGTTTCTCCGTGTTGAAAATGCTTATGCCGCCTTGAGTAGCGGCGCGGTGCCTGACATGCGTAAGCGGGTCTCAAAGCCCGCCACAATCTGCGCAAACTCCATCAAATCGGCCTCCAGTGCCTCGATATAGTTGTCATCGCGCGGTACGCGCCAGCGGCTCAATTCGCGGCCTATGGGGGCCAGTGCGGGGCAGTAGATGCAGAAGTCCCACCAGGCGCGCCCGGTAATCCACATGCCGCCCTGCACCTGATCCATGAAGTCACCAATATCGTTTGCAATCAGCGTTTCGCGCAGGCGCTCAGGGCTTACCAGGCATTTGTATTCAGCGCCACCGTCGTCGCCTATCAGGCCATCGGCAGACGCACCAAAAAGCCTATCTGGCGTGCAAACAAACCCGGCAGTGGTCACGACAACTCCGGCGTGCATTTCGTGCGCTGCGCGGGCTTGTGGCTCCAGTTCGTGGCCCCGGCGCATGGCCCAGGTCTCGAATCCTTCGTCCAGCGGCTCGCCGCTGATGCGCTCGATAGCCAACCGGAATGCATAGTCCAGCGCGGCAGCGGTTGGCTTGCCTTTGTCCGCGCCGCTTTTGAGTTTTGCGCGTGCAGTTTTGAACATGCTGGCGGTGATGACGCCAGCGCGGTCGCGCTTCCATTCGTCTGTGCCCTGGGCGCTGTTGAAAACCAGGTATGTCATCGTGCTTTTCTCCAAGCGGTTTTGAGTGAATACGCGAGCGGCATACCGGCGCGCCGGTACAGCCACGCCAGGCGGTAAGCGATTTGCAGGCGGGTCATTCCTCATCCTCCGCCTGCGCGTTGTGCAGGGCAAAGTCACCGGCCATGCGCGCCAGCAAGTCGCTGGCCTGCGTGCGTGTCGCGGCCAGGTCGCCATAGGCCACGTTCAGGACAAGCTGCATCACTTCGCCCATATCCGGGCCGTTGGGGTAGTCCAGGCTCTCCGTCATAACCTCCCCCATGGTTTGGTAGCGGTAGCGTTGCACCGGCGCGCTGCAGGCCTGCGGGCCGCGCACGCCGTGCCAGTCGCGCACCAGCGGGGCGAAGCGGGCCAGCGCATTGGCATCCAGCCGCTTGGCCGCCAGGATGAAGTCCTGCTCCATCGCGATTTCCGCCGCCGTTTGGCGGTCTGCCGCTGCGTACACGGCATCCCAGTGCCGTGCCGCATCCATTACCGGGTCTGTTGAGTAGCTCATGGGGCACCTCCGTAAGCAGCGGTTTGCTGCGATGGGGTGATTCTACAGATGTAGAACACAGAATGCAACAAGTGTAGAAAATAATTCCAAAAACAAACCCTAATAGGGGAAACCCTAGTCCCGGCTGCGGGCGGCGATTATCGCAAAACGCGATATAATCGCACCATGCCCATGCATCTGATCTCCAACAAAGCCCTGCGCGAATTTGCGCTACAGCACCCGGACGCGGCGCAGCCTTTGCAGGACTTTCGGCACTTGATTGAGGCGGGCAGTTTTGCCAACTTTGCCCAGCTCAAGGCCACGTTTGCCAGCGTGGACAAGGTGGGCGAGCGGTATGTGTTCAACATTGGCGGCAACAAGTACCGGCTGATTGCGGCCATTGCATTTCAGGCCGGGCTGGTGTGGGTCAAGGCGGTGCTCACGCACAGCGAATACGACAAAGGAGCATGGAAATGAATGTGTCTGAAATTTTGGCCCCATGGGAAGCCGTCAACGCGGCCCTGGGCCTGTCTGCGCCCATCCGGGACGATGCCCATTACCGTGAGATGCTGGCCTTTGTAGACGAGTGCTTTGAGCGTTTTGGGGGGGACGAGCACCATCCCGTTTTTGCCCTGGTCGATCTGGTGGCAGAGCGTATCCGCGCCTACGAAGACCATGCCCACCCGTGGCCCGATACCAGCACACCGGCCACGCGGTTGGCGTTTTTAATGGAGCAGCACGGCCTGCGCCAGTGCGACCTGCCAGAGGTGGGTGTGCAAAGCGTGGTGTCCGAGGTGCTGGCGGGCAAGCGCTCGCTGAACTTGCGCCAGGCGCGTGCACTGGCAAAACGGTTTGCGGTGCCGCTGGATGCGCTGGCGGCGTAAAAAAACCGCCTCGAGGGCGGTTTGGGGGTGCAATGATCGGTGGGGGGGGCTACGTTGGCAGGCTTGCCGGTAACGGGTCTTGTTGCATAGCGCGGGCGTATATGGCCATGAGTTCGTCCATGTCGTTGGCAGACTCGTGCACAAATACGCCGCCATTTGCAACGCGGTGCGCGGCCTTGACAGCTTTCTTCCCTTCGTCGGTTTCGGCGCCTGCGATGACGGCGTACCGCTGTACCCCGTTGCCCGATAGGTTGCCCGGCGTGAGCGCGTCGGCCATGCCCAGTGCAAACCACTTTGACTGTGCTTCGTGGCGCTTTTGGGTGGGGTTGCTGGCTGTGCGCAGGTCTACCGTTTGCATGTAGTGCATGGAGGTGTTCAACAGGGCAAAGTCCACGCCTATGCCTTCGTCGGCACTGATGGCATAACGCTGGATGATGCGGTGGTCGCGGATGCCCTGCCCCATGCCCGCCAGCCAGCCCAGGTTGGCAAAGTAGGTTTTCACCTCCACAAACAGGCGCGACACGGGAGCGCGCTCCCGCTGGGCCGTGGGGGCGGTGGGCTCTACCATATAGCCCAGTGCCCAGCGCACCGCGCGCTCGTATTCGTCTGCGTTGGCAAAATCTATGTAGCCCGGCTCGGCGCTCAGGTTCAGCCCGCCCACGCCGCCCGTGCGGTACAGCTCCAGCAACTGCGGGTCACGGCGCAGATCTGATGCGAGCTGCTCCAGGTCATCGCGCAGTTTGCCTATGTCGGTGGCTGGGTGCATGGCGCGCACCTTGCGCAGGCTGCTGGCAATGTGCACACGGCACTCCCCATCGGGCAACAGCGCCAGCAAGCCCAGCGCGCAGCATTCGTTGCGCATCCGGTATGGGCGGTATTCGATGAGGTGTGTAATGGCGCGTGTCATGTCAGCCAGAGTCTAGCCCAGTTGATTCTTTGTTGTCTGCGGGTGTCCCAAAACTCCAGTATCGCGTTTGTATCCAGGTCGGTCTTCCACTCTGTCGGCGCGCTATCAAGCACCTGCGCCAACCAGGGCGCGTCTGTGTTTTGCAGCAAAGATAGTGCGCCTTCGTCTATTTTGCAACCCAATTTTTTCAAGGTATTCCACCACTTCTGTGTGCGGCTGTCGCGCAGCGCCTCGGTGTTGCCAAAGGGCAGGCCCTTGGTAATCCATGCCTGCGAAAAGTCGAACGCCAACAGGGCGCTGCCGCCCGCGCCGGTGCGCACAAACAGGTTGCGGCCATGGCGGTCTGGATTGATGTACACCGCATCCAACGCATAAACGGCGGCCAGCGCCTGCATGTGTCCGCTGAAAAACGTGCTTACACGAAAGCTGCCGGGCTCGTGTTCAATTTGTGCATAGGTGGCAATGCGCGAGCCAAAGTAGGCGGGGCTTTGGTCTTTGGGCAGCAATACGGCAAAGTCGGGAGTGAGTATCTGGCAGCGCCTGCACAGGTGGTAGCCGACCCATTCTGTCAGCGGCATGTAGGCGCCGTCTGCCACGCGCTTAACGGCATAGGTGTTGCCATCGTCACCCAGTGCAATGCGCTTGAGGTCAGCGCCCTCGGTAATGCCGTATTCGCGCGGGTCAGCTTCTGACGTTACCTTTATGGGCAGTAGGCTCTGTTGCATGGGGCTCCCTGTCGTGTAATTGTGTGGTGGTGGTTGGTAGCCGCTCGTCACCAAATTGCAGGTAGTGGGCCAGCGCAGCCCGCGTCTCCTCACTGTCCGGCGACATAACCAGCGCCGCAGCCTCTTGTGCCATGAAGCTACGCTGGTCGCGGGGGATTTTTTTGATGCGCCGGGCTAACTCGGCTACCAGCGCAGCAGTGGCAACAGCATCCAGTGCCCCGTCACCCGACCCAGGTAGCTGCGCGGGCTGGGTGTCGGGGGTGCCTTGGCCGATGGCGAGTAACCGCTCGACCGGCACGCCAAGCCCTGCCGCCAAATTGGCAGCATATTCGGACCGCACGCTGTCGCGGTTCTCCAGTGCGCTGATTGTGCCAACGGGCACGCCGCTGCGTTTGGACAACTCCTTGAGTGTCCAGCCGAGCTGCTCCCGCAGCGTTTTGACGACCTTTCCCATTGCCATAGAAACATTTTCAACAAATGTGAAGCTACGCTTGTTGCATTCGCGTTCTACATGTGTAGAATGGCGGCATGACCCCCATTCAAATAGCCATTGATTCGGTTGGCAATGCCAACAGGCTTGCCAAGGCTATCAACGTGCCAGCTCAATCCGTTCTGTTTTGGCGCGATGGTGAACGTCGCGTTCCTGCTGAATACTGCCCCCGAATCGAAGCCGCCACCGCAGGCCTGGTGCGCTGCGAAGACCTGCGCCCGGACGTGCGCTGGGATGTGCTGCGGGGTACTGAGAAGGCGGTGACAAATGTCTGATCCATCAGAGATCGCAGCCCAGGAATGGGCACGTGCCCATGCGCCGAATATTTCAGACCCTGTGAAGTTCGGCCACCAGGTGGCGCTGGCGTACTGCGCTGCCAGAGCCGCGCAGTACGGAGGTGATGATGCTTCTACGGCTGCTGCCTTAGCAGCTCTATCAATTCCGCTCGAAGTGCTGCAAGCCCTTGAGCAAGTTGCTTGCCTGCTGACTCGTCCAGCCGCGCAGTGCCCGCCAAAAGATGGGGTTGGTGCTGTATGAGCATGTTGATCAAACCGTCCGCGCGTTGCGCCGCTGTGTCGTCTTTCATGGTGTTCCCTGCCGGGTGCGAGTTGAGGAATTCGCATGGTACCCCGGTGGGGGATGCCGCCACCGCACAAGAGGCCGCCTGAAATGAAGCGCGTGTACATCCCCCGCAACCGCATCACCGGGCAGGGCGGTTT